TTTCCTTGTCATTTTCATAAACATCAATACCTAGCTCCTGTTGTATTTGATCAGATATTTCTTTCGTTTGCATATCACGTAGCATTGATTCTATATAATCACTACGTTTTTTAATAGATGCTGGGTCTTGTGAATATGCTTTAATGTCATAACTTCTTTCAGACATACCATTTACAACTATATCTACAAACTTTGGAATAATTGGTACAGGCTTCCAATCTAAATTCAAATAAGATAAATCACCATTAATAGATAATTCATCTTTATATTTTTGAATAGACTGTTCACCTCTAGCGTACAATCTTAATCTATGGAAATTATCTCTATTAGCAAAATAACGGGATGTGCCGGAATCTCTTTTAAACCATTCAGATTCAATTGCTCTAGAAATTTCTAGCCCATATTCATTACTGGATTTTTCAGCATCTGAAACCGCTTGGCTCGGAAATATACCTTTTGTTTGCGTTTGTACCATTTATTTTATTATTTTTGAAGTATCTCCTTGATTGTTATATTTTTTAAAACCAAAGTCTAATACCTTTTTACTTGTAGTAACTTTAGGTTGGTATGAATGTTTGTTACAAGCTATAATAGCTAAACCAGAACTAATAGATGCATCAAACTTTGTTCTATTATTTATATTAAATTTTGACCAGTCGTTTAAAGTAGTATTAAAATATATATTGCCACTACCGCCATCTTGTTGCATTCCAACATATTTTTCAATATACGTTTCTATTGCTGCTGCATGCACTTGTTTTATATCTTCAGAAGAGTTAGGCATTCCACCTATTTCTTTTTCAGTAACAGAAAGCTTATTCAAAAGCTTATCGGGTCTATTCATTGAATATCCTCTATAACCTCTTCGCTTTAAGTAATACAATAATCTCGGTTTATTGTTCTCAGCCAATATAGGCATGCCGTAAAATACTAATGACATTAATACATCTTCAAAAAATATTTCAGCAGTTTGTGGCCTAGCAATATATTCTAAAAAAAACGTGTTAGGCGGTGCATCTTCCATACTAAATTTAGTAAGCCCGTGCAATGCGCCTTTTGATCCTTTTCCGTCAGTTGTTCCCGATATATCATAAGAATCACACCCAAAAGCACCTACATGCTCATTACCAGGGTATTTGGCTCCATTCTTTATTATTACACGATTTTGTAGATTTAAACCTGGAACCCAAGCAATATTAAACCTTCCGTCTTTATTCGGGTAAAATATTACTTTCGTATCTTTAATTCCATTTTCCCATTGAAAATTTCCTTTTACAACAGCACCTGATGAAACAACCCCTTCATTATAATCTATCTGTTCGTATATTTTAACTAAATTAAATATACTATTTTTGCTTTCATCTCTAAAAGCGTGTTCCTCTGTTCTAGGGAATTGTCTATAAAATTCATTTAAACCGCTTTTGTCATCTCTTAAACCATCTGCTTCGTTTTCCCAAAACTCAATTACTCCAATATCAATGGGCTCTTGATCGTTTCCAATAACGGGTTTTTCTGGTGTATCAAATACAGGGTGTCCATAAGAATCAATGTATCCTTCGTAGTTCCATTCCATAGGTATGAACAAACTATATAATCCCGAGCTAGTCTGTCCATTGCGATTTCGTTTTGTAACATCTGATGCTTTGTATAATTTTTTAAAGTTTTCCCCACCTTTATCTAAAGAGTTTGAGGTAGAACCCATCATACATTTACCTATAATTCTACTACCTAATCTTAATGTTGTTTTTGTTACCCTCCAGTTATTTAATATATTATCTGGTTTTTCCCATTTGCCAGATTCATCATGTACTAACAACCTAAGCTTCTCACCATCATAACTGTTATCTCCAGTATTTTTCCAGTCTATTGTTGTATCGAGCCCTTCAAGAATTTTTTCTTCATTGGTCGAGGTAATGGATTTTTTGGTAAGCTTTGACGCGGGTACCCTGTACGCGAGTTCTGATTTCGGCCTATCCATTCCATCCTGTATTGGTTTAAAGAAGAACGGTAAATTGAGTGATATCGGAACGACTTTATCGGTAAACATCTTCTTAGCATCAGCTCCAGATTTGGACAATATCCCGAAGCGTGAGTCTGAAGTAATTGTAGCCTGATTGACGGTTTCACTCGAAGACATGAAACTAAATCCGGATCTACGGTTTTTAAGATAACACATTCCATAACAACGTTTGTCCGCTTTGCATGCTTCCCAAAAAATGAAGAACAATCTATTAGCCTCTCTGAAGTCTGGCTTCCCAACATCAATCTTGGTCCACTGCAAGTACATATAATGAGAGCCAGTGATATAAGTAGGAACGTTTTTGTTGTTAAACCAAAAACCTTTTTCGCGGCGCGTAAATTCAGTATCAATATATTCAAACCATTTATTTTTAAATTCTTCAGGATAATTTTCCCAATCAAAAATAGTTTTAATATTTTTTAATTCATTAGGATAATCTTTAGCAACCCATCTATCGTTTTCTTTATTTACTTTACCAGCTTTGGGCAATGCTATTTTTAAATTTTGTATTTCATATATTTCGCCAATCTGCCCAGTCCTGCTTATAACAATAACATCGTGTTCTTTATTATAACCATATTTCCAAGATTTACTTCTATTAAGTCTATCTATCGTGGTTAATTTAATAGGTTCAACTATTTTTAACAGTTTTTGCTCGTACATTATTTAGATCTTTTTTCTGCAAACCCACCGAACGATTTTTCTTCTTTTTTAATAGGTTTGTTTTCAAGCATTGCTTTTTCAGCGTCTATTCTATTAAGTATTTCAAACGCGTCAAATATTGCAAGCTTTTTTGTTGCAGCAGCATTTTTTAATCTATCAGCAGCAAGTTCATCTTCACCTCCGTCAACAATAATTTCTTCTTCTGCAACTTTTATAAGTTCTTCAACTGCTTTGTACCCAGATTGGATTATACGATTCTTCTGTTCCTTTGATGTCATATTTAATAGTAATAGATTTAATTGGCACTCTGTAAAGACGTTTTTTGTCTATAATAAACTCGTATTCTGAATCAGGAGAAAAACCTACAAGCGTATCTTTGCTATACACGCCATCTGAATACGTTACTAAGCCTTTTAATGGCTCTTCATTATCTTCTGATATAATAGTATCAATTTGTTTTTTTATTGGCTGTACGAAGCAAAAACCGTCCGTAGCTTTCCAATTGTTATTTTGCTTGTATAAAAAGATTTGATCTAAATAACAGAAGTATAAATTTTCTTTAAAATGATTCGTGCTATTTTTTTCGTTTCCCTGTATGTCATAAAATCTTCTAAACACATTGTGATGTACTATTATTTCGTCCCCTGGTTTGATATTTGTATTAAACGCTTTTGGAACTGAAATAACAATAGCTGATCTACTTACAAAGTTATGATCTTCTATTGATGTGTTAAGTATTAGATTTTTATTTTGTACTTTTTTTGTATTATTGTATCTTTTTTCTTTAGGTTTTATTATAAAAGAATATATACTATTCATAATTTAAATTAAATTCAATACTAATAGCCATGTTTTTATTAAAAGATTTCCAAGGCAAAACCTCTTTATTCTTTTTTATATATACAACATAACTTTCTTCTCTTTCTAATATATCACATATTTGATGGCCACCGTAAACTTCTTGGCCTACACTATAGTGCATTGCATCATTTTTGTAATCGCGGCCTATGCTTATTTTTCTTATTAAATTCATTTTATTTAATTATTGTTTTATGCTATTGCTAAATAGATGTATGTTTCGTTAAGGGCATTTGTTCCCAAATCAGTTAAAAGTAGTTCAAACCCATCATCAGTAAAATTTAAAACATTAGCAGTTCCTTCTTGACTTGGTGAATCTGCAAGTAAATATTTATTACGAGGATTTGATGGGCTTCTAATATCATCTATCATAACCCAACTATGTCCACTTGATGATGTAAGTTTATACATTACAAATCTTGGTCTAAACCCTCCGTTTCCTGTAGCAGTTCCATCATCAGTAGTATAAACTCTTTTACCCGAAACACCACTTCCTGAATAGGTGGACACTCGCTGATAAGAATCCACTGAATGGAAGCAGTAAGCGATATGGTCGTCAGGGTCATTAGCATCCGCAGCTTGTGTGTTATCCCCTAACGTAAAAACAGTTGATGTTGGTGCAGTATCATTCCATATAGGTAAATCAAATTTAGCGTTGTTTGTAAATCTTAAAAAATAATTTTCAGGATTTGCATCAACACCACTATGATATATTGCCCAATGTCTTGCTGCCCCTGAATTTTCAAGATTTTTTACAATAATCATTTCAGGAGCTTGACTTAGCCCGTGAGCAACAGTACCTACATTTGTTGTTCCTGTGTACTTCACAATACTAAACCCTGCATCTTGATTAGCCCTGACATCACTTGCTATTGTATTACCTACTGTATTAGCTGCTATTGTTGTAGTAGTGTCAGCTGCTTTCCAACACCAAGCAACGTGTCCTTCATTGTTTGCATTTGCTGCTGTACCGTTACCTATGGTAAATCCATTGGAATCAAAAGAAAGAACACCATAACCTCCTCCATAAGTTTGCTCGGATTGGGTGGTTTCTGAATGTAACCACTTGTCGGCTCCTCTAACACTATCAAAAAGACCGTGCTGCTCTGAATCGTCTCTATTCTTTACCCAAACAAAATCAGGTTGGAATGCCATACCTAAAAAGTTTATGTTTGCAGGTGTTCCGTCATATTTAACATTTGCTGCTTCATCAATATATGCTGCTGTACCATTCCAAGTAGCATTATAAGAACCACTCTCATCATCGGGTGTATTGTCTAATTTATATAATGCTTTTCCATTTCCATCACCAAAATAATCTACTGTTGATGGTGAAGTTTCATTATACAAACTATCGATGTCCGATTGAGACAATTGCCTATTAAATATTCTAACTTGGTCTATTTGTCCTTCAAGATTAAATCCTCCTGAAGGATGCGAACCTAAAAATGTACCTACATTACTCGTTTGTCTATATGTACTTGCTCCTTTATAAACTTTATCAAAATATCCTTTATAAGAACTTGAACCATCAGAAGTAACAACTATATGATGCCAATTTGAATCTACTGCCCCTAAATTTATATCGCTTCCCCCTCCATTTATTAATGCGTACGCGCCTGCAAAACCCCAATTAGCGTGAATTTGAAAAGTTGAATTAGTTGTTTCTGTTGAAAATACTGCATCAGTAGCTGCATTAGGAGCTTTTACCCAAAGAGAAAGACCAAAATTTTTAGTATTTAATATTGTATCAATACCTGAAGGAAGTTGAATATAGTTTTGATTTGTATTTGTAAAAGAAGCACTCTGTCCTGCATCTATTGCTACCCCTGTATCATTAGCATCCTCGTCTAACTCATATAAAGCAACACCTGAACCATCTTCAAAATAATCTGTAGTTGATTTTTTAGGGTCTGCATAGGTTTCTAAATATAAGTCATCTACATCATCTTGGTCTAATACTTTGTCAAAGATTCTTACTTGGTCAAGTTTTCCATCAAGGAAAGCGTTATTTACGTGATTAGTTCCAAGTTTAAATCCTGTGCCTTGTGATAGCCCTGTATAAGTAAAAGTGTTCGCTAAACTTCCATTTACATAAATAGAAATACTATTATTATTTCTTGTTGCTACTATATGATGCCAAGCAGTAGGGTCTGTTATTGTATAAAAAGCATTAGAAGTTGAAAAATCACTAAAATATATTTTTAAAGTATTGGCGGGATATTCTCCTATCAGTAAGTGTTGGTCGTTGTTAATTATGAATGCCCAATGATTGTAGGATGCATTTTTATATCCACCTACATTTACCCATAAAGAAACTGAATACGTAGTCGTGCTAAACACATTTACATTTGATTCTATATAACTACTACTCCCATTAAAAGCAGCCCCCTTTCTAATATACCCTGTTATCTTTTGCGTACTTCCGTTTCCTGTATAGGTTACAGTCTCGAAGCTTTGTAAAGGGTCTAATGCTGCCGCATCAGCCTCTCCGCCTGTATTAACTAATCTTTTTCCAACCATTATATAAAGCTTGGTAGTTGATATTCCGCAACCTCTGCTTGTGTTGTT